AAAGACACTTACTTGACACACAGTTTCTTACACTTTTCTTCTTTATTATGACCAAGCAAGTTCTCACCTCTCTGCTTGCCCAAGGTAACACTGGCACTGAGATTCTGTCCATTCTGGATGCAATCGTTGCTGAGCAATCCTCTGAGCAGGGTTATAACGAACCCACTGCAGATAGCATCGAGTTCTGATACTAACTGTGTGCCCCTTGGTTGACACTGAGGGGCACTTATGTTATTATGCGTTAATGTAGTCGTTTGGCAGTTAATTGCGGGCGGTTGTTATAGGCGCGTGGCGGCGTTGCGTTATAAAAAACCCAAACTACCCTAACCTACAGAGGTGACAAAACGCGAACGATATATCAATCTCAAAAAAATTTTCCGGAAGTATGATTAGTCTTAAAAACCCCCGCAGATATACACGGAGGGCACCATATTGGAATTTTTGGAAGGTTGTATTGGCGGGATGGATGATTCGTTATCCACGCCCCTTTTTTGTTGCACTAGGATTTTGTGTGGTTGTGATATATAATGCGGTATCAAAATAAGATCGAAAGAAAAAATTCCGGAGATATTTTTTATGACTCATAACGAAAAAATATATCACATCTATGCAAAGGATAAGTGTATCTTTCATTCTCTGAGAGAGGAAGAGTTTGATACAACATGGAATACTTTGAAGAATCTTGTTGGTCTAATGAAAACTGATTATAGTGAAAGTGATTTAAGTTATGAGGAACTCTTAGTAAACAAGAAGGTGGTTGGCGATTCTTCTTATTGACAAACACATATATAGACTGTTAAAATTGAACTTGATGGTTGATTTAACTTATGGCAAAAGGATTTACTGTTAAAGCTACTGCACCAAAACCCAAAGAAGTCGAATGGGATATTGATGCAATTAAAGAAAGAATGAAAGGTAAGAGTATTGTATTCTGTCTTCCTGGACGTGGATGCTCTTTTATTTTTCTGAAGAACTTTGTACAACTGTGCTTTGATATGGTACAGAATGGTATGAGTATTCAGATTTCTCAAGATTATTCTTCTATGGTTAACTTTGCACGATGCAAATGTCTTGGTGCAAATGTTCTTCGTGGACCAAAGCAAATTCCTTGGGATGGTAAACTGCAGTATGATTATCAACTTTGGATTGACTCGGATATTGTCTTTGACACTAACAAGTTCTGGCAACTCTGTGATCTTGCTCTGAGTGAGGATGGTACAGAACGTGAAGTTGTTGCTGGTTGGTATGCTACAGAGGATGGACACACAACTTCTGTCGCACACTGGTTAGAGGAAGATGATTTCCGCAAGAATGGTGGAGTGATGAATCATGAAACCGTTGATTCTATTCAAAAGCGTAGAAAGCCCTTCACAGTGGATTACACTGGATTTGGTTGGGTACTGATTAAGAAAGGAGTATTTGAGAATCTCGAATATCCTTGGTTTGCTCCTAAGATGCAAGTATTTGAATCTGGGAACGTACAGGATATGTGTGGTGAGGATGTTTCATTCTGTCTTGATGCTAAAGAAGCAGGCTTTGAGATTTGGTGCGATCCTCGCATTCGTGTTGGACACGAAAAAACCCGTATTATTTGATTAGGAGATTATTATGGCAAAGGGCGGATCTAATAAAGTACTTTTTCAACCTGGAGCACCAAAGAAAACTCGCCAAGGACGCTCCCCTCGCACATTACTGAGTCCAACTTCTCGTAATGGACGCAAGAAAAAATATCGCGGTCAAGGCAAATAATATAGATAAAGCAGGAAGCAATTCCTGCTTTTTTTATTAGGTGTTATGGCATATTTAAATCACAATCTTCCAACGATTACTTGTTACATACGTAATGAGTTTTTATATAATCATAAAAAAGGGCACGGTGAGGTAACTTTATGCGACGTACACTCCGTAGCGTCCTTAGAGAAGCACGTACCCCTCTTTGAAGCGTTTTTAGAGAATGGGGTTAACTGGACTCGTAGACCCATTCATGCATTTTGCTGGAAACCAGATGCACCTGTTCCGAAATTAGAAGAGTGTATGTGGTGGGATTGCTTTTCTCCTTATGTTGATGTTCAAATTCGTTCAAGACTAGCAGGACTACGTGCTGAATTAGTCAATTATAAAGGAGAAAAGAATGAGGGAACTTATTTGTTTACTCTTGATTGGTCATGGGAATCAAAATCTACATTGAATACTAATTTCAGTGAAACACCAGAGCATAAATGTGCTCATTTTTTCAAGATGGATAATGGAAATTTCTATGCATACCCTAATAATAAGATATTATGGTATGATGATGCATGGATTCGCAATAGAATTACCAAAAATCCAGGATATGAAATTGATTTAACCGAATATTCCGTCGAAAATCGTCGCAAAATCGAAACATCTGATGATTTTATGTACGAAATCAAAGAAATTCGGGATAGCAACCCCGTAAAAAGTTCTGATTTAACAAATCAGGAGCAAAAAAATGACCAAAAAAGTCGATAAAGATGAAAATTTTATGAAAAATCAGTGGGGAACTGAGTTTTTATCATCAGAATATGGTTGGGAACAGAAAATCAACAAGCAGAGAATGCTTCGTGAGATTTCAAACGATGATCTAACACCAAAAAAGCATGATTTTTTCCATCAAAACGAAATTCACTCAAAAATTCGTAATGATGAAGACTATGATGACTGGGAATATGGCACTGAACCACTCTATGAATCAAAAAATCCTTAATAAATAAGGTAGAATTGTAATATTCAATGCCTGTAGAAAGGGTAAGTAAAGGTTTTAGGGATGTTAGTATGACTTTTCAGAGCAATCCTCTGAATGGTGACTTGATTGCGCTTAAAAATGAAAATGCGATTGCAAGATCAATCCGAAACATTGTATTTACCCTTCCTGGTGAGAAATTTTTTAATCCAGACTTTGGATCTAGAATTTCCAGAACACTTTTCGAAAATGTTGATGATATTTCTGCATCGATTATTGTTGATGAAATTAGACAGTCAATTATAAATTATGAACCAAGAGTTAGATTGATTGATGTTCAGTCTTTTCCTGATTATGACAATAATGCTTTTGACGTAACAATCATCTATGAAGTTATAGGAATAGATGCTTTACCTCAAGAATTACAGTTTGTATTGCAACCAACTAGGTAAAAATGCCATTAGTCAATTTTTCTAATCTGGATTTTGACCAGATTAAATCTACACTTAAAGATTATTTAAAGTCAAACTCCAATTTCACGGACTATGACTTTGAGGGGTCTAACCTCTCAACAATTCTTGATGTTTTGGCATACAACACCTATATTACTTCATATAATGCAAACATGGTTGCAAATGAAGTTTTTATTGATAGTGCAACTCTGAGAGAGAATGTTGTAAGTCTTGCAAGAAATATTGGATACGTACCAAGATCTAGAAAAGCAGCAAGAGCAACGATTAGTTTTTTTGTAGACACAACTAATCTGACTACTGCTCCACCAGCATCAATTACTCTCCACAAAGGTATTGTTGCAACAACATCTGGTGCTTTTGGTAATCAATCTCTTATATTCTCTATTCTTGAGGACATCACAGTTCCAGTCTTTAATAATATTGCATCGTTCGATGAAGTAGAAATTCACCAAGGATCTTTACTATCTTCAAACTTTACATATAGTGCAAGAAATGTAAATCAGAGATTTGTTCTGCCAAACTCTGGGGTTGATACTGAGTTAATTTCAGTATCAGTTAAAACAAATGAGAATTCAACAAACTCTGTAAAATACTCTCTTCAAGATAGTCTATTCACAGTTAAGTCTGATTCCAATGTATATTATATCCAAGAGATAGAAGATGAGAGATATGAATTACTTTTTGGTGATGGTGTTTTTGGTAAGAAATTAGAAGAAGGAAATTATATTACAGCAAATTATATTGTTTCTGATGGTGATAGTGGAAATGGCGTGAGTCAATTTTCTTTTGCTGGAAGACTAACATATACAAGAAACTCAATAACATATCCTATTGAATCGGGAATTTCTTTAGTATCTACAGGTCTCATTTCATCTGGTGGAGAAAACATTGAATCTGTGGATTCAATTAAAAAGTATGCTCCAAAGATATATGCATCTCAAAATAGAGCACTAACTGCAGATGATTATGAAAGTCTGATACCAACAAGAATTTACCCAGAAACTGAATCAATTTCTGTTTTTGGTGGAGAGGAACTAATACCACCTCAGTATGGAAAAGTATTCATTAGTATCAAGCCAAGGTTTGGTGATTTCCTACCAAACTTAATTAAAGAGAATATTAAATTAAAACTCAAAAAATATGCAGTTGCAGGTATAGTGCCTGAAATTTTAGATCTCAAGTATCTTTATCTTGAAGTGAATTCGAAGATCTATTACAATACTAATTCCGCACCATCTGCAGAAGCAGTTTCTTCAATGGTTCAAAGTAATGCAACTAAGTATGCAGAATCTTCAGAATTAAACAGATATGGTGCTAGATTTAAGTATAGTAAATTTTTAAAAATTATTGATGACAGCCACGAATCAGTGACTTCGAATATAACAACTATTCAGATGAGACGTGATCTTAGAGTTGTTTTAAATTCTTTTGCAGAATATCAAATTGGATTTGGAAATGAATTCCATATTCGCAGTATAAATGGATACAATATTAAAACAACTGCATTTAGAATATCTGATGTTCAGCAAGATGTATATCTATCAGATGTTCCAAATAGTGATAGAGTGACGGGATCTCTTTTCTTCTTCACATTGCCTTCTGAAAATTCTACAACTCCAACAATTATAAAAAGAAATGTTGGTACTATTGACTATAAGAGGGGAATAGTGACGATTAATCCTGTCAATATCCAAGCAGGAAAAATAAAGGATGGTCAAACAATTATTGAGATATCTGCAGTACCTCATTCAAATGATGTAGTCGGACTACAGGATTTATATTTGCAACTAGATATAAGTAACAGCAATTTTGAAATGGTGGTGGATAGTATTTCTTCAGGACTAGATCCTTCAGCATCCAATTATATAACTTCTTCTAGTTATGCAAATGGGT